TATTTTCATTACAAACCATTTTTTCATTTATATCCTTGTTTAATTTATTACAAATATGTTCTTGTAAGATAGTATATAATGAACGACCATGAGAACTAACACCGTCACTAAACGCTTCTTTTTTTCTCCAAAGAATTTCATCAGGTAAAATTTGTTTATTATTATAATCTTTAAAATTATAGATTGTAAAACTATTTCTTAATATATATTTTTCAACGCAAGTGTCATTAGGTTCAAACTTATAATAATGTTTATGATTTCTAAAATATGGAGGAATGGACAGAATTAAATTAACAAAATTTTTATCTAAAAATGGAGTTCTTGGTTCAAGACCGTGTGATGAAATTGACTTATCTGATCTTAAAACATCAAACATATGTATGTCTTTTAATAATCGTCTTGTTTCTTTATCAAATTCAATATCATCTGGACACATATTCATATAAAGATAACCCCCGAGTAATTCATCTGAACCATCTCCGTTAAAAACAACTTTTGCTTCTGAATGAGTTGAAATATATTTCCCAAGTAAATAATTTCCAATACTTGCACGGACAGTAGTAGTATCATAACTTTCAATGGCTTTTATTACTTCAGGGATAATTTCAAACATTTCTGTTTCAGTGACTATTATTTCTGTATGTTTTGTATCCAAATAATTGGCCACGATACGAGCATATTTTAAATCTTCTGAACCTTCAAGACCAATGCTATATGTCTCTAATTGATGAGTGTTTCCATTAGTTTTATTAAAATTATTTACCAATGCAGCAATTAAACTACTATCAAGACCCCCCGATAATAAACAAGCTACTTGTCTTTCTGTAGTTAGACATCTTTTAGTAACAGCATTATTTAAATAACGAGAAATGGTGACCCATGTGTTATATATACGGTGTGTTTCAGTTCCAGTATTTACATATTCTATCCAATTATGTGAAAAACTAGGCATCATATATACAATATTTTCTTTTTCGACAGACCAAATATCTGGGATGGAATTAGAAAAACTAAAAATACTATACGTGCCAGGTTGAAATTGATTAATACTATGTAATGGATTATCGTTACAAAATTTAACTAAACACTTTAGTTCTGACGCAAACCCAAATAGAGTATTCGGAACATCAATGTTTTTTAAAATATATAAAGGTCTTACACCAAATGGGTCACGTGCAACATACACTTTACGTGTTGATGCAAATGTCGTACGATTATCATATAAAATAAAGGAATAAACACCATCCAACATTGTCAATGTTTGTTCAATACCATATTTAATATAAAGATAAATAATCACTTCACAATCAGAACCAGTAATAGGTTCTATTTTCATATACTTATATAATAGTTTATAGTTATAAATTTCACCATTACAAATTAGAACAATATCATTGATAACTAATGGCTGGTTTGATTGTTCGTTCAAACCATTTATAGCTAAACGATGAAACCCTAAAACCATTTGGTCATATTGCGTTTCTAATTTAGAACATTCTGGACCGCGTGATTGCCCTTTCATAAATTCATTATTTATATAATCTATATTATAATCACAATTAGTATAATTATTAAATTTATAATTAAATAACGCAAATATTCCACACATTATATAGTTATACAAAATATGTTTATATCTTTTATCAATTATATATAATTTTATATACGATTATTTACGCTGTTTAGAATAATTTTAATTTATTTATATATATTAATGAATATAAATAGATATATTGATGAACCAATTTCTCAAAGACAACAAACTGTTTATTTAAGGTCTTATCAACGAAATATACCGTCTCAACCATTACAACCGTATTTAGATGCTCGTCCCGTTCAAACGAAATATTCTATAATGCCAATTGTCGACCCTAGAAAACAAATTAACACACCTTTAGTCCAGTGCGCTACATTTACCCCTGAAACAATTTATAATCCTGGAAATGATACTGGTCCATGGTCTGGCTACGCATCTAATATAAATCACGAAACAGAATTAAAAAACCAAATATTTGCATTACAATCGTGTAGTCAAGCAACATATATACCATCTAGCAATAGTAGTTTATATCAAGTAAAATGGAAAAATGATAATAAACCAAGCCAACCATTTCCTAATTTATTTAAAAATGAGCAGTTTTGCCCTACTAATCCAAACCCTCACCCAGAAAAAATAGGATTCGCTTTATTTAATAATGCAACAAGACAACAAGTTAAAGAACTAACAAAGGAGACTAAAAGTTCTAAATAAATAATATTATTTTTATACAAATTGATATTTAATATTAGTTATCATTTAATATTAAATATTGAATATTAAATATTTATATACATTATAGAAATATGTCAGATGATTTAATTAATCAACTAACACTTAATTGTTTAATAAGTAAACATCAATTAGAAAAATTAAATAAAAAAATAAAAGAAAGTACAGAAAATAGTCGTAAAACAAATACAGAAATTTATGGACAAAGAATAACACAGTTATTTAACGATTTGTTAGTTAATGAGCCACCCACAAGATTATTACAAGAAGTAAAAATTGGGTTTGATTTTTTTATTGATAAATGTATATATTATTTTAAAGCGGTTGATAATAATGAACTATTAGAAAAAGAAAGAGTAGACGATGACGATGATGATGATGATTCAACGAATAATATAATTCAGGATGATATTGATTATGAAAGAGAGGAAAGAGAGATTGAAAAAGGTAATTATGAAGAACATACTGGTTCAAATGACGATGATAACGATGACGATAACGATAACGATAACTATGACGATAACGATGACGATAACGATAACGATAACGATAACGAATTGGTGCAAAATGATATTAAACCGCCTGTCATAGTTAGAAATAAGAATTATAAAAAAACAAATTCAATTAAAGTAGATAATATTCCATTAGATTGGTTTCAAAATGTAAGAGAAAAATATAAAAAAAACCAAATCATTCCAAGAAAAAAGATATAACAGTAAATATTGATGGCCTAAAAAGAAAATATAGATATATTATATGACTAATAAATTAAGTAAATTTAGAAATAAAAATAGAGGAAAAACTAGAACAACCAAAAGAGTTAAAAATAATAAATCCCAAAAACTATTTAAAAAACTTAATTGTAGTCCAAAAAATAAACACAATGAATATACTTGTTATTCTGATGATGATTTAATTAAACTGAAAGGTATGTGGAACGCGAGACATCCAGATAAACCGATTACAAAAAACGATTCTAAGCAAATTTGGCAACAATTAAAAGATTATTATGCGTCTATTTGCAATAAAGAATCGTGTTGGGTTCGCCAAATGACAAAAAACACTAAAATGGAAAAAGAATTATTAGAGGCATTTGCTCCTGAATCTCCAAAAGAATGGGAAAAGAACCCAAATGAATGGCTATCTAGTTTGGATATATTACAAGTAATGAACCAATATGAAAAGAAATATAAATGTTTTGATTTCTTAGGTCCTTCTCCAATTGATTATGACACACATAAATTATATGGTGAATGCGTTTGGGATGAACTTTGTCACTTTAATTTAGACAGCCAAATAAAAAAGGGATTTACCAAATTTGGCGTAATATTTAATTTAGATCCTCATTATAAAGGAGGTAGTCATTGGGTATCTTTATTTATTAATATAAAAAAACACACCATATTTTACTTTGATAGTACAGGAGAAGCAATACCTGCTCAAATAAAAAAATTTGTGGATGATGTCATCAAACAAGGTCGTGAATTAAAGAAGCCAATAAATTTTATATTTGATGAAAATCACCCAGTAGAACATCAATATGGAAATACAGAGTGTGGTATTTATTCAATATTTTTTGTTATTCATATGCTTGAAGATAAAATAACAGGGCACTATATGAAAACACATATATTAAAAGATAAATATATAGAACAATTTAGAAATATTTTTTATAATAATAATGGAGATGTTTGATTATATTGCTAATACAAGTAATAAGTAAAATATATATATAAAAATTAGAGGTGTATATATATTAATGAACAATTTAATGCAATTTACAAATAAACAAAATATTCAATTACTTTGGGAAGTTTTATTAGATGAACTGCAAATAAATAATAATAACAAATCATTAGTTAATAACATAAGAAACGTGTTTGAAAGTAATATACACCCGTTTACATCAAGAACTAAACCAAATGCTTCTATTATAGAACTAAATAAACAATTTTTATCACAAGTAGTTTTGGCGGTAAATAAATTATTTCCAAATTTTAATGAAATAAAGCAACGACAAGAACAAAATATAAAAAGAATACAAATTGCAACTGAAGAAATAAATGAACCATATAAAATAGAAGATATTCAAGCATCACGACAAACTGATTTTGAAAGAGAACTTGAAACAAAGCGTATGGATTTAGAAAATTATATGACTCCTCAAAAACCAAAAGAAGTAGATTTTTCATATGGTAATTTAGACGGAAAAATTACTTCTATGGATTCATTGATTGCAGATAAAATGAACCAACGAAATTTGGAAGTTGAGCAATTTAATAATAGCTTACATAATACATTAGGGGTCAATCCAGAACAATGGTTAAAATCAAAAGAAACGTCATTAAATAATGAAAAAAATATAGAACAAAAATTAGTAAAGAATGACCTAGTAAAGAATGACCTAGTAAAGAATAGATTAAAACATATTAATATTGATGAAAATAATAATATTTCATTAAACCAAATTATAACTGGTAATAAAACCAACAAAAGTGTTTCGTTTGAAGATTCAAATATAAATATATTTCAAAAACTAAAACGACAACCAATAGAAGAGGAAAACTATACGGGTTTTGAACAAAAACAATATGTGGAACAAAAATCGCAACCATTACCAGAAATAAAACAAGAACAAATCAATAGAGGAACAAAAACAATTGAAAAACAACCGAATATTCCAATTATTCCAAAAAATGAAATGGTAAAACAATTAAATGATATGAATACA